TCTTGTAGACATGTTAAACAAATGCTTTACCAACTCAATGCAATCTCCCTGATAACCAGATGAAAAGTCCTTGAATTTATAGAATCCAGAGGCTACATCAAAATAAACAAACATGGATGGAACTTTGTCCTTGGCATTAAATGCAGATAACATTTTTACATCTTGACCTGTTAGTTTTTCCTTTAGGTTAAGATAATATTCAAAGACCCATTCTCTGGGGACTTGTTCTAAATCAGTAATTAAATTCTTTGTTGAAATCATACTACCTAGTTTAAAAATTAAGGGGAAGCCATTTCTAACTCCCCCTATAACTTATTAGTCTAGGCTGAAGTCAGAAGATGTTTTAGTTGGAGTTGTAAAATCATCATCATCCCCAAAGCTTTTTACTTCTTTTGTCTCTAATTTTTTCAAATGTTTGGATTCATCAAAAGTAATAACTTTTCCTTCCTCTACCTCACCATAAGCATACTTTTTATTTTCTGCTTTTGGTAACCACATATCATAATTAGTATATCCAGATTTACCTTCATATTCTCTACCAGCAATACAGAACTCAAGAAACTTATCTTTGATAGGTGCAGTAGCATTAAATGCTTCTACAAAGTCTTCAATAGTGTCATGCTTACCATCTTGTTCAGTAAACCACTCATTAATTCCTGCAGTTTTACACAAACCTTGTAGAAAAATCAAGATAGATCTATCTCTCTGAATCTTGATACCTGTTTTAGTTTCACCATCTGCATATGCATACTGGCTAGCTTTAACTTTACCAATTTGACCAGCATATCTACCTTTGCTTTCATCATCCTTGTCAAGCATAAAGCCTTCAAAACCATCAATAGGTTGTGTTTCCACATGCAAAAGCAAATGTTTTGCATTATCAATGAATTTAAAATCTTCTAGCTCCACATAGTTAATCTTTAACACATGATTTCCTGGAGAAATTGTTTTAGGTAGCCCGCTGCCACCAGTTCCTAAGTCAGTTGTACTTAATCCCATTGTTTTTTATTTTTTATTTGTTATTATACATAAATTTTATCCCAGTGAAACTGCAATTCACCTTTTTCATTCATCTCAGTTACTACTATCTCTTCATTACGGAGATGTTCCGGTCTTGCACCACAAGTAACTTCTTCATTAGTCTTAAAGCTCAGAATAGTTTTGTTTCCTTTTCTGTACATGTACCCAATATTAGCACAAATCAAAGACTTTATTTTACCAGTTAAGTCTATGTTAGCAGACATAACCATCTCACCTTTATCATCAACTACCTTGTCTTTAATATGACCAGATAAAATAATGTGGGGAGCTAAGGTATCAATAAAATCTAATACTTGGAAGAATGCTTGGCGGATATATAAATAACCAGCACCATTTGGTAGTGTAGTTACATTGTCTCCATCATAGTTTTTACCCATTGGTGTCTGACGGTAAAGTTTTATTGCAAGAGGTTGTATCATATCTTCTAATGCAGTTACAGTATCTACAGTAACATACTTATAAGGATTACCAGCTGCTTTGATAGCTTTACCAGCATCTAGCAACTCTTGCAAAGTATTCACTTTAATCTTCAGAGCTTCAACATAATCAGAACCACTCTCCAAATCTAGAATTAAGTTGTCATCAAGACCAGCATATGCTGTTGTCTTACCAGTCTTAGGCTTGGAATAAATAATCATTCTCTTTGGATTCTGTCTTTCAGCCTTTACTTTTTTAGTTGGAAGTACTATACTCATATTTCACTTTTTGCTTGTTTAATCAGATCATTCAACCATGGTCTATTACTTACAGGCTTCATTAACATGATAGCTGCAAGATCTCTTATAGTAATCTCTGACAATGGTACATCTTTATCAAGCTGACTGCTTAATTCTATTTCCTTAGCGGAACCAAACTCATCTTCAAAATCAGGAAACAATGACAAGCTTTTCTGTAACTTAGGTAAAGAATCTTCTTTCTTGTTTTCTTCCTTTCTCTTTTCATAAAGAGCATAAGTTATCTCAGTACCATCTTTAAGTACTGCTACCAATTCAGATGTAGGAACAGTATAAAGAACATAAGGCTCACCTTTAAAGTTTGTACCCTCTTTTGTTTCATACTCCTCAGCATAGAATGGATTAGCTTTGTACTTAAACAACTGCCTGTCCTCATTGAATGGGGTTACATCAGTTACAGTACCTTTATCATCAGTTACATTGTCATAAAATTCAATATAGACATCTTCACCTTTACTGATTTCAGACTCAAATAACTGTACTTGTCTACCAAATTTACCTTTCTGGAAGAATGCAGTTTTAATTATAAAAAACGGATCTGACAGACCCAGCTTTTTAAAAGTCTCCATGTGTTCTACAAAGAACTCTTTTTCTCTTTCTTTTCTTATATTCATACTTAAAATTTACTGTGTTGATACTTTTTTAGTTGCACATGCTGGAGTAGGTATCTCTAATATTCTCATCACCTCTCTATCAAGTTTAAAGAAACTTATCCTTGTGGTACCATTTCTAGATTTCAAAAAGTGAAAAGCTAATATATCCTCATCATTTATGATATATCTGTCTGGTCCATACTGTCTTATTTTTCTTAGAGAAGGTTTGTTTATACCCAGCACAACATCTGCATGTTGTAATAATGCATCTGACCCATAAATATCTGAGTCCAATACATAATTACCATAATCACCATCCACTGCTCTCTTAGGATCATCTATGTTTCTATTTAACTGGCTGAGGACTACAAAAGCTACCGGATACTTTTTCTTTAACATGGTGAGTGCTTCACCTAAAGCTCCTAACATTTCAAATTTATCTCTTTGTCCCTTACCATTTTTAAATAAAGCTGAGTGATCTATTGCAACAAGCATATTAGTGTACTCTCTTTTCTGATTACCATCTGCATCCACAGTCAACTTAGAATACTTTTGCATTTGGTAATGAATAGTAGCACACATTTCATCTACAGTACAAGCATCATAGATTACATCTATTATATCCTTGTGAGCTGTATTATCATAATAATCCTTGCATTTTGCATAAAGAGTTTTATCAATCTTCTTACCCTTACTCATCAGGGTGTTGTAATCAGCACCTGTATTCAGACTAAACTTTCTTATACCACTGGTCTCATCAACCATTTCCATTTGAAACTTTAATACACGGAATCTTTGATCTCTGTTCATCTCAATAATGTCACTAATCAATTGTTCCATGAATAAAGTTTTACCTGTACCAGGTCTAGCACCAACTACGGTGATAGTTCTCCATTCTAATCCATCACAAAAGGCATCATTAAATTTGGGCCAGGCACTTCTTAAAGATTTTATATCCCCCCGGCTTCTAGCCGCCATTTTTGCTAATGCTTTATATAAAGCATCTCTTTCACTTACAGGTTGTAGTGGCTGTGCACCATTAAATAATTCTGCCATATGTTTATGTATTAGTTAAATATTTGTTTTTGACATAGTTATAGAAACTATGTACAACTGCCATGATTACTTCAATTATCAAATACTGCCAGATATTTATAGTAACTATAAACTGATCTATAACAGTAAAACAAAACAAAGACCCCACCACAGCAATCATAGTCAGTTTTAGATTTATCATACTACTCTCTCACTAAAATATACTTGTTCTTCATTACCACCACTTCTGATTATCTCACAGTATGTTGCCAAATCAGATTCAAAAGATTTATCTGGATCCTGTTTCCTGATAAAGTATTGTGAGTTTCTCATAAAATCATATCTTCTTACACTGAATTCATCAACATATCTTTCTGTGGCTTTAATTACCTCCTCCCAATTGTAATTAAAGGTCTCAAAGAACCATCTAAATGGTGCTTCAAGATTCTTAGCATTTACTCTAGCATATTTACCAGATGGGAGTTTTATGTTAGGAAATATTTCTACATATTTCTCTATATTTCTTACAAAGTCTTGCCCCATTAAATCTTGTGAAGTTTTCTTCTTGGTTCTCTTAAAGTAACCATTAATTTCTTCCATAAAGATAAGACTTTTGCTTGTTAATTCCAAACTTTCTGTCAACCATTGATCCGTTTGCAGTCTTTTGCATTCTAATTCTTTGTTGACAGATTTATGTGGAACAATTTTCTCTCTTATACAATGTAAAACATAGTAAGTATTGGG